GTTTTATACTTTCCCGTTAAAGTTTACAGAAAAAACAGACTTAGAGATGAGGGCATTTTCTTCTTCAGGGTCGGTTGACTTTAATGTCTCCGCGTCAATGGAGTTTGTTTACATTCAAAACGGGAGTGACTTGTAATGGCTACGACCAAAGACGTTAAACGCCTGCCGTCTGGCCGTATTAGTTACCGGGGAGAGACTTTTGCAGGATATAACAAGCCAAAACGCACACCCGGTAAATCAAAGAAAAGCGCAGTCCTTGCCAAAAGGGGGTCTGACGTTAAGTTGGTTCGCTTCGGCGATCCAAACATGGCAATTAAAAAGGATCAACCGGGACGTCGAAAGAATTTTAGAGCGCGTCATTCGTGCGACACCGCAAAAGACAAGTTCAGCGCCCGTTACTGGTCCTGCAAAGCTTGGTGAGGAAGAAATGCGAGTAGAAGACGTCTTGGCCAAACTGGAAAAGCACGAAGCGGAGTGCAATCTGCGTTATCAGCGGATCGAAGAAAAGCTTACAGAACAAAAATCGGCGTTAGACCGGTTGGACATCAAAATTTGGGGCTTGGCCGTTCTTATTCTTGTGGCTCCGTTGGTCCATAAATTCTGGGGAGTTTGATGAGCCTTGCTTTCCTGAGACCCTCGTTAGAAGTCGAAAAGGCAGTTTATCACGAGCTGGTGGACTGGTCTTCTACGGTCTTGGAAACAGCAAATCCCTACTTCAACAACCTCCCACCGTGCCCTTACGCACGACAAGCTTGGCTAGATGGTCGCGTGGCGGTCATCTTCAAGTATGAAAACAACAAGCAGTCGTTGTACAGCACTGTTTCGCAGTTTGATGACAACTTCGACGTCGCAATCATCGTTGACTTCAAGTTTGACGAAGACCCTGACCAGTTTCATACCTATCTCGACGAGATGAATGACGTCATTGCTGACGGAATGTTCATTGACCGTGATATTTGGGTTATGGGTTTCCACCCGCATGACGAGGAGAGCGAATTTGTCAGCGAGGTCGAACACGGCTTTGAGCCGCAGATTGATGCGGAATATGCAATGATCTTCGTCCAGCGTTTGTCCAAGCTACAGGAAGCAGCAGACAAGTTGGATAAAAAAGGCTATTATGATATTTATAATGGCCGGTATAACGCCCGGGACATCTTCGAAAAACGGCAAGGGCTTTACAGGAGACTGAAAAATGGCGATGAAACCTAAAAAAACACAAGAGATGGGCCGCCGTGGACGCGGCGCAGGTGCGGTGCGGGATAGCGGTCGTTCCGCCCTTTCTAAGAACCCGAGGTTCTCCGTATCTGATATGGAACTTTTGGAATCTATGCTCCCCGATGAGTCCGCAATCTCAGAGTTTAGAACGCAGATGTCCGGGAGTGCGAAAAAGATGCGCGGTGGCGGCATGGTCAAGAAAATGAAGACCGGTGGCGCAGTCAAAAAGATGCGCGGTGGCGGCATGGTCAAGAAAATGCGTGGAGGCGGCGCGGTGAAAACCTCATGCGCCGTGCGTAATGCGTAATGGCCAAGCAAGGACTATACGCAAACATCCACGCAAAGCGTAAGCGCATTGCCGCTGGCTCTGGCGAGAAGATGCGAAAGCCCGGAAGCAAAGGCGCTCCGACGGCTAAAGCATTTAAACAGTCGGCAAAAACGGCAAAGAAGAGTAGGAAAAGGTCATGACCACGTCGGGCAGCAAAAATTTTGAGCTAGACGTCGCCGATTATGTCGAAGAGGCGTTTGAACGGTGTGGGCTTGAGGTCCGCACGGGCTACGACTTGAAGACGGCGAAGCGTTCGCTCAATTTGATGCTGGCCGACTGGGCAAATCGTGGCCTTAACCAGTGGACGATTAAACAGCGGACGCTGTCTTTGGTCACTGGAGACGGCGATTATAACCTTGGTACGGACGTTATCGACGTTTTGTCGGTGATTATTCGTCGGGATGGGACAGATTACTCGCTCGAACGACTGAGCCGGGACGAATACTTGAATATTCCGACCAAAACAACGCAAGGTCGCCCAAATCAGTTCTTTTTGGACCGTCAATTGACGCCAAATTTGAAGATTTGGCCTGCCCCAGAGAACAATACGGACGTTGTGATCTACGATGCGCTTACCCGGATGGATGACGCAGACGTATATACAAACACAATGGACATGCCTTTTCGGTTTTATCCGTGTTTGGCCGCCGGTTTGGCCTACTACATCGCGTTAAAGCGCGCTCCGAACCGTGTTCAGATGCTAAAGGCGGTCTACGAAGAGGAATTTGATCGTGCGGCGACGGAAGATCGGGATCGGTCGTCCTTCAATGTCGTTCCGAAGTACGAATACTACAGGGCGGGGTAAATGGCTAAGTTTGCTTCCGGAAAAGATTCGTGGGCAATATCTGACCGCTCCGGTTTTCGTTACCCTTACAAGGTAATGAAGCGGGAGTGGAATGGTTTGCTTGTGGGACCGGACGAATATGAGCCAAAACACCCGCAATTGGGCCCGTTTCGCAAGGTTGTAGACCCGCAAGCCCTTCAAAATGCCCGCCCGGACCGTGTAGAGCCGCTTGATGTGCCTGTCGGAGGCGGTGGGTTCCCTTATCGTGGGGTTGATACGCAAATGATCGGCTCTGTGGGCCAAGTGACGGTGGTGACGACATGAGCTTTACGTATGGTCAGCTAAAAACCGCAATTCAGGACTACACGGAGAACACGGAAACCTCTTTCGTGAACAATCTCCCTATTTTCATCCGTGCCGCGGAAGAACGCATCTTGAAGATGGTTCAACTGGCTCTTTTTCGTCGTAATCAGACGGCGACACTGACTGCAAGCAACCCATATTTGAACGCGCCTAGTGATTTCTTGGCTCCCTACTCATTGAGCTATGTTGATGGCAATGGCGACAAGAATTTCTTGGATTTCAAAGACGTCAACTTTGTGCAGGCGTTCAATCCTGACGCTTCGGACACAGGAGCGCCTCGTTACTACGCTCAGTTCGACATTAATAACTTCATCGTCGGCCCTACGCCGGACAGCAATTACGCTGTTGAGCTTCACTACTTCTATCGCCCTGCAAGCCTGACCGCAGGCGCAGACAACGGCACAACTTGGCTCAGTGAGAATGCCGAGCTTTCGATGCTGTATGGCTCGTTGGTTGAGGCTTATATTTTCATGAAGGGCGAGCAAGATGTAATGGCTCTTTATAACCAACGCTTCCAAGAAAGCCTGATGGGCTTGAAGATGTTTGGTGAAGCGAAAGAGGTCACACAGGATTACCGTGTTGGCCAAGTAATAAGGCAGAAACAGTGATGTTTAAGTTGAACTTTGAAATGCCTGAAGAACCTATCGTAAAGGTTCACACGACTGAGGGGCGTGGTTTTACGCCTGACGAGGTGGCGGAGCGTTGCGTCGACAAGCTGATTAGCGTGTCTGACAGCGCACATCCAGCGATCCGCGAACAAGCGCGGGCGTTTAAAAAACACATGCAGGTGGTTGTTGCGTATTACATGCGAGAAGCTATTCGCAGCGACCGTACCACTGTGTACAATGCCTTGGTAGATGCAGGGCATCCTGAACTGGCTGACGCGATAAGGAGACTTTAAAATGGCGATCACTCAAGCAATGTGTACGTCATTCAAGCAGCAATTGCTTGAGGGACAGCACGACTTCCGCTCTGGCGGAAACACTTTTAAATTGGCGCTTTATACAAGCTCCGCAACTCTTGGTGCAGCAACCACCGATTACAGCGCAACGAACGAAGTTTCGGGCACTGGTTACTCGGCTGGTGGTGCGGCGTTGACAAACGTAAACCCGACAAGCTCTGGCACGACGGCGTTTACCGATTTCAACGACCTGACCTTCTCGGCGGCGACGATCACGGCCAACGGCGCGTTGATCTACAACACGACGACGGGCGGCGGCTCGGGCACGACGGATTCGGTTGTTGTTCTGGCCTTCGGCGGCGACAAGACCTCGACTGCGGGCGACTTTACTATCCAGTTCCCTACTGCGGACGCTTCTAACGCAATCATCCGCATCGCCTAAGTGTTTATGACCCATGGCGATTGTAACGGGCTGGGGACGCGGAACATGGTCCCAAGGAACTTGGGGCGAACCGATCCCGGTAATCGTCACGGGAGAGGCCGCTACAGGTGCGGTCGGAACCGTTGCAGTAGTCGCAGAAGCCAATATACCCGTCACTGGTTTGCAAGCCAGTGGCGGGGTTGGTTCTGTCACGATCAATGCGGCAGCGAATGTTGCCGTCACCGGGCTTGAGGGCACTGGCCAGCTCGGCTCTGTCACTGTTGCAGCTAACGCAAACGTACCGGTTACTGGCCTAGAAGCCACTGGTAATGTCGGCACGGTCGATATTTCCGGCGATGCGAACGTTCCGGTTTCTGGTATTGCTGCCACAGGTGGTGTCGGAACTGTTACCGTTGATG